AACAATCGCAAAGTCAAAATCACCACCGCTAGGTGCTGTGTATATGGTTTGCTGTGTGGTAGCTGCAAAAGAATATTTAACATTGATAGCCCTTTGGATGTACTGTCGTTGTGAGGATAAATCCATTATCTTCTGCCTCTATTTTTTACATCTAAGCGTATATCACCGACTTGAAAGTCTTGAGTTGTGCTTCCTGTAACTGTCATTTCTACTTGTCTTGCGGTAAAGCGAGCATCGGTATAGCCATCCGAAGAATCAAAAGTAAAGCTACCAAAGTCCGTTTCAGGGCCTAAAGGAGTAAATTTACCTTTAAAACTTAGAGTTACACCGGGTAAAGAGCTTGCCTCTTCGTCTGGAATGATTTGATTACATTGTACATATCTGTCACCTTGACCAATTTGTATTGGCCCTGTTGTGCAAAAAGGTGATCTACCATTAAGGTTAGGTGAGTTACCAAGTAAAGTTGATTCGTGTTCGTAAACAAATCCGCTTGAATCAGCAGAGATAGGATAATTAAACACGCCTTGGTCGATCCAACATCCTCTATCAAGTTCACCGATTGACCATACATTTTGTGCATAGTTCCAAATCACATATTTATTCGGTGTGTATTGAGTATCACCGCTTGGGAATCCCCACCATATCTCATTGAAGTTAGAGTTATGTCCACCCCAACAAGCACCTTTGCCTGGTACATTAAGATTATCAAAAACATAATCATGCACTTCACATGGTATTTCTCTGACTGTACCATCATAGATATAGAAAGCATTTTCACCCATCCATGCAAGGAAGTTACCTGTCGGCACAATCACTCTTCTGCCTACTGCTTTACAGTTTGTACCTGCATCAGCAATACCATAAACAAAAGGTGAGCCAGAATAGAACATTCTGTTAATGCCTGTATCACTAAAAATGATAATGTCGGATCTAAACTTAACAGCGTATAAAGCTCTACCGCCTGTAGGGATTTGTAAATCACCTGCGGTGTTGGTTGCTTTAGATGTCCAAGTATTACGATCTTCTCTAGTTGACCATGCTACTTTTCTTGGATCACTTGCTGAACCAATCGCAACTAAATGTCTTTCATTAGTAACGATGGTTGCTTGGTTACCTACGGGTGCGCCTGTGACTGCGGTTGCTATGGTATCAGGTGTACCGCCTGAGTTTGGCGACCATTTATAAATCTTGCCATCGCCTGAGAAACAGAAAACTAAATCTTCACCCCAATTACTGAATGAGAAATGACCTGTTTTTAAAGGTAGTCCAGATTGACTTCTAGCATCGCCATAATCTTCTGAACCATAAGTATATGCACCAAATCCTAAAGGATCATTACTTGCATCATTAACAAAGCCTGTGGGTGTAATGTCTGTCCAAGTATTGTCATACAACACATAGACTTTTTCTCTTGTACCAACTGCTAAAACAGGATCACCAGCATTGTCTGAATAGGCGTACATCCCAATGGGTGCGCCTGTAAGTGCTGTGTTTCTAAGTTTTTCCCAGCCACCAATAGGTTTTAGGTAGCCATTTTCAAAGCGAACTAAATCCCCGTCAACCCAACGGCCTTTATTGCCATAGTCAGTTCCGTTCTTGACTATGCCTGCGGGTGGTGTAACTGGAATGAGTGCCATTCACTTATGATCCTATGGTTTTAGTTTCTGTTGTTGGTGTTACTTTTTCTGCGATTTGTGCATCAATGTTTGATTTTAAAGATGTGACTTCATCACTTCCCAAAGCTGATTCAACCCAACCCTGAACAGTTGATGTTGTAACAGAATCAAAAGCTGTGAAGCTAGATAAATCTGATACATCTAAATTGATAGAACCATAAACAGAACCCTTTTGCGGACTTCCGTCTGCATCATTATTTGCATCATCTTCGCCTGTTAATCTCCAATGCACGTTATAAATAACATCGCTTTCTGTGTTTGAGTTATCGTCTGTGTGGCTAGGATAAGTGTCCACAGTTTTTACATCCCAAGTATATGAAATTGCCATAATTTATTCTCTTTTTTATAGACTGTATTCCCAGCCTGTTAATTCAACAATTTTATCTAATGCTTCTGTTTTATCTACCCCAGCAGGATATGGAAGCATATCTTTAACCTCTTGTCTTTTTGCTTCCCATTCTGCTTTAGTACATCGACCTAGTTGAAACTTAATCATATATTTATCTGCTATTTTTTCATAATGATATTTTCTTTGCACAAAAACTGATTGTACTGCTTGTGCTTGTTCTGTGGTTACTGCCATATTAAATCTCCTTATGAATTTCCATGTACTACTAAAGGAAACGCTGTGCAATGAGCTTCAACGCTACCTGAACCAATTTTTAACTGAACTGTTGCTCCGCTTGCTTGTGCAACAAAAGAGCTTGCTTGAATCGTGTCATATAAGATTATAAGACTGCTTGAAGCTACACCAAAAATAAAATGCCCGTGTGTTCCGACACTACCCGACTCTCTACAAGCTGAAACTAAATACATTCCTTTACCTGAAGTAGCAGCGCCAAGAGTTGATAAATCAAGAACATCTACAAAACTTGAACCTACAGTTACAAGAGAAGAGGTTCTTGCAGAGCCAATATTTATTCCTCTTGATGCCAAAAGTGTTATTAAAGGACCATCAATACTAACTTTTTCTGACCCATCAACAGCAAACGAAATCTTTGAATTACTTGCTTCTTGATTATCATCTGCAAAGAATCTTAAATTTCCGTCTGTACCTTGAATATAAGCATCTGCGTTATTGTCTGAATCTGTGAATTGTATTGAAGGTGTTGCTGCACTAAGATGAAGTTGAGATGTAGGACTTGTAGTTCCAATCCCTACGTTTCCTGTTGATGTAATCCTCATGCGTTCATTATTACCATTTGTGTAAAAACGAATACCATTACCGCTAGTAGCGTAAGTTGCTAAATCTTGGTCTGTGTTACCAAGCAAACTTCCTATGATTCCAAAATATCCTGCATCTGTGCCACCAGTTCTAAAAGCAATATTACTTCCCCACCCATTACTATGAGTGTTATCAAAAGCTATTGAAGTAGCTGTATTTGTGCCTGTAACTTTAACAGGAAAACCATCAGAGCTTGATATGTCTAAACTTACAGAAGGACTTGTAGTTCCAATACCTACACGCTCTGAAGAATCAATAGTTATCGCTGTCGCATCAGCATTGTCATCAATACCTCTTGAGGTAAAGTTTGTAGAAACAGTTAAATCTTGTGCAATCGTCACATCTTGGTTTTCATCAATCGTAATCGCAGGGGTTGTACCAACTGCTGATCCTGAACCAATAATTAAATCATCGGCTGAATCGTCTAAACCAATATAAAAATCTTGAGCATTACCATCAAAGACAAGTTTAGTATCTTCAGCACCGCCATCACCTATTGTTAAACTTGGGTTAGTCCCTTTAACAACAACTGCGCCACCGAAGTCAACTTGGCCCATATCAACAGCAGTTCCAGATAAACTGAAAATACCATCGACTGTATCTAAGTCTGTATTAATTTTGCCACCCCAGGTATCGGTGGATGCACCGACCTCTGGTTTGGTTAGGTTTAAGTTAGTAGTAAATGTATCTGCCATAAATCTTTCCTTTAAGCTGCTTCTTGTTTATCTTTCTCTGTCCATGATGTTGACGGATTCGATACATCCGTCCAAGTTGTTGTGACTGTTTGATCTGTCCATGTATCAGAGGGAACAACAATATCAGTCCATTTTAAACTACCAATCGCAGAAAAACTACTTGTTTGTGCTAGTGTTGCTGTACCTCCATGGATTTTTCCACCGATTGCAGTAAAGTCAGAGGTTTGAGCACAAGTCGCATTACCTGTAACTGTAAATCTTCCGATAGCAGTCATGTTTGATACAGCAGGGCCTATAACAACCCCACGATCAATCTGAGTTCCTGTAGCGGTCATGCTAGAAACACCAGCGATGGTTGCAGAGCCTAAGTCAATCTGCACCCCTGAAGCAGTCATACTGCTTGTTCCTGCAATGGTAGCTACACCATCAAGAATAACTCCGCCTTCTGCTGTAAATCCTGAAGATGCAGCAATGGTTGATGCGCCTGTAATGACGAATCTTCCTGTTGCTGTAAATGATGAGGTTTGTGCTGAAGTAGCAGCACCTCTTAAAACGAAACCGCCCTGGGCTGTAAATGAAGAAGTTTGAGCGGATGTGGCTACACCAAAATGATAAACGGGCTGTCCATAATGGGACTTCCCGTAGGTGTATTGCCCGTAGCCTACTGAGGCCATGTTATTAAGCTAATGTAATATCTAAATCGCCAGCATCAAATCTGAATACATCACCACTAGATACAGTCTTAGAAGCAGTCAAACTTGCATAAGCAAGTAAGTTACCACTTGTAAGTGCATCCATAATGCCTACAGCTACAACTGTTCCATAGTCTGCGGTTGCAGTTGGGTATTCGACTGCTGCTGCATTAGTAGCAGTTGTTGGATCTGTACCTGATACGTTAAATGTAGCAGTTTGTCTTGCATAAGCTCCACCTGAAACTTCAGTACCACCACCAGTATCGGTTGGTGCTACAGTATATAAAGCTACATATAATGTAGATGGTGCTGTGTAAGCATTACCGCCAAACACATGATCTAATACTTTATCTTCTAAATAATCGCTAAATCCAGCCATTTATTTCTCCTAGTTATTATTCCAATAATGTACGTTTTTACGAGCTTTACCATAAGTTCTTCTTCTTTGAACCAATGATCCTTTACCAAACTCAGCCTTTTCTTGTTGTAATCTCATTTCTTCAAGAGATTTTTCATACTGAGCATTAAATAAAGGTGCTCTTTCATCTTCCATTAAAAAAACGGATGCGTGTTTTAGTGATCCATATAAGTAAACATCTGGATGTGTATTAGACACAAAGTTAGATGTATTAGAATCAGAAAGTGCATCTATCTTTCCGAAGTATGTTAATTGTAATGTATAACTGCTGTCAGGGGTAGGTGCAAGTTCGATTGTATCGTCAACTAATGCGTAATAGATTGGTTGACCAGTTTTGTTATTAATTGATTTTCTATACACATCAAGTGATTCAATAGACATTTGCATCAATGGTCTAAAGTCATTGGATGTAATTTCAATATTGATGGCTTCTAGCCAATCAGAAGGTACTGATAAATATTGTCCGTCTGCTGTAGCGGTTGCTCGCTTAATCATTTCTTTAACTCTAAGTTTACGATTAAGTTCAGCTTCAGTATTATCAATAAATATATCTATTTCAGATGTTAAATCTGATCTGTTTAGATAATTAGCTATGTTAGTTTTAAGCTCTGCGTATGTCATAGTTTACCTTGCCATGTTCTAAAGACTTTATTATCTGAATGATTTAACCACTTTCTCCATTGTTTCATGTCATTCGCCCAACCTTCTCTACAGGCTTTTTGATATACCACTAAGGGTACTTCTGCGACATGGCGTAAATCTTTGCCTGGCTTGTTTTCTGCTAATGCTTTGCAATGCTCTATAACAGGCGCAACATCTTGGGTGGTGTGATAAATAACTTTATCATCTTCCGTAGCAAATTCATTGGTAAAACCAGTCTTGTGATCGATAATTGTTCGTCTTGCCATATTGTTAATAATTTTATCATTGACTAAGGCTTTTAGGGAAATAACTTTATAGATAAATAAAATGACATGATGTCATTTATATTGGTTAGATAAAAAAATGGGAGCTAATGCAAATGCACTAACTCCCACCTGTCCCAGTTAATTAAGAAACGTTAAGGTCTGC